GTGTTCACTACAGCAACAGCGGGTCAATTAAATAGTGGATTTATTGGTAATACCGGAACAGCATTTACTGGCGCAAGTTTAAATGTAACAGGTAATGTATTAGCCAGCACTATCAATGCAACTACATTAAACACAACAACATTAAATGCATCAGGTAATGTCCTAACAGGGCTGTTACAAGCGGCTGCAATTAATTCAACTCCAATCGGTAACGCAACAGCAAGCACAGCAACATTTACTACACTACAATCAACTGGTGTGTATTATGCTAACTTATCAGCAACTAGCACAAATTATACCAGCGGCGCAATAGTATCAGCTGGTGGGGTTGGAGTCAATGGTAATTTAAATCTTTCTAGAAATAATGTTATTACATTAGGTGCTGACTGGAATAGTAATATTGTTTACCCAGAGAGTGTAGTGCAGATTGTTGCTAACACTAATTCTGCTGCAAGAATTTCTATACAAAATATTAGCACAGGCACACAAAACGGTACAGAACTTACTGTAATAGGATCCAGTGGATCAAATACAGCATCTTATGCTAGTTTTGGTATAGCAGGATTAAACGCAGGATTTGGGATAATTAAACCTAATGATGCGTATATAAACAATACCAATGGCAATTTGGTAATTTCATCAACAAAAGATACGTTAATCGCTGCTGGCGGGGTTAGTTCATTAGACATTATTGTTAGTGCAACTAACGGCAACGTTGGTATTCAAGATACTGTGGCTGCAACATCGCAAACTACTGGTGCATTTACAGTAGTTGGCGGCATTAGCACACAAGCTAACATATGGACAGGATTAGGTGCGACATTTAACGCAAGTCAAGGCGCTAACCCAGTAACAATTAAAGGTGCAAGTGATCCAGCATTATTTGTAGTAGTACCAGGTGCAAATGGTTTAGACAGTGTTATTATATCTGGGCAAGGCAACACAACACCGAGTTATGGTGCAGCTGCTAAATTTGGTGGTACTGGCGCTATTCAAATTCCATCAGGTACGTCAGCACAACGTCCAGGTAATAGTGGTAATATTGACTTGGTTGGTATGGTTCGTTACAATACCACTACTACAAACTTAGAATACTGTTCAGCAACAGGAGCGCCAGGCACATGGGTACCTGCAGGTTCGGTATTTACTGTAGTAAGTGACCGCCAATTTGTAGGTAATGTAGTTGGTGGATACGGTAATGTTGACGGAACAAACACAACATTTACACTGCAAAGTTCTGCAACAACATCGGGCACTATTGTAAGTATTAACGGTGTGATGCAATTCCCAGTATTGGCGTATTCAGTTAGCGGGTCAACACTAACATTTACAGAACCTCCTGCACCAACAGATGTGATCGATGTTCGTGTATTGACCACTACAGCTTCAGTATCAGCACTTGCTAGTGGTAACGGTCTAAACCAATTTATTGCAGATCCAACCGGATCAAGCATTTGGACTGGTACAAATTCAACAGTTGAACAAATATTAGTTGACCCAGTAGGTAACTTTAATTTCAAAAATGGAAATCATGTTACTTATACGCAAACACCAGTTAATATTCCAACAGCAAATGCTCCGGTTGTAATTGATACTTGGAATCAAAATACCTATTCGGATGCCAAATATCTAGTGCATTCTGAAGTAGGTACAACAAACTTTGAAAGTTATGAAGCTCGCGTGGTTACAGATAGCAATGGTAATGCGTATATCAGCACATATGGTATTGTCAATAATGGTACAACATTTGGTACATTTAGCGCCAATGTTGTTGGAGGTAATGTAAACGTTTACTACACGTCAACAATAGCACAGGCTAATGTCAACGCATTTGGAACTTACATAGTATAATGTTAAACATTCATAAAAGATATCGTACTGGTTATTATCACGAAGATATTATCACAGCAAGGACACTAGAGTTTCATACATGGAACCAAACAGTGGAGTCAGTGCCTAATGTCATTTCAAATAATCAAATTTCAAATCGTGCGGTGATTATTGGTAATGGTATTAGTAGATTAGACTTTGATCTTAACAACCTAAAACATTCTAGCGGTTTATTAGGAGCTAAAACTTTACAAACATACGGGTGTAATGCACTGTATAAAGATTTCGCTCCAAACTTTTTAGTAGCATTAGGTGATTCAGTAATTGACGAAATTGCTGTATCTGGTTCTTATATAAGCAATAATATTGTTTATACTAGAGCACAAACCCTTTTAAAATATCCTAACAAATTTTATTTAATTCCATATGATCCTTATGCTGATGCTGGTACTACTGCGGCATATATTGCAGCTTTTGACGGGCATACTACTATATACCTACTAGGGTTTGATGGGCAGGATGAGACTGGCAATAATAATGTTTATGCTGGCACTAGCGGTTACGATGCTGTCTCGGTTAATATATCGCATGATAAATGGATTAAAAATCGCGCTAAATTAATGACAACTTACAATGATATTGATTGGGTTTGGGTTACTCCGGCCGGTCGACATGCTGTTCCTAACCAGCTTAAATCTTTCAGTAATTTCAGACAAATTAGTTTTAGAGAGTTGGTTCTAGAAGCTGACTTATAAAACTGATTCTAAAGTTTTAATCTTTTTACTTACAGCATCAAATTTAATAGTGCGCCACACACCTGGATGTAAAGGTTTGGGGTGATCCGCTAGCTCTACCCAGCAATACCCTCGATGTTCTTCGTTTAACCTAGGAGTAAATTCTGTATCTACAGGAATTAAAAAAGTGTGATAGGCAAAGCGACCATTATCACTGGTAAACTTTTCTATAGGGATTACTTTAACATTTTGAAAGTTGTAGCCTAATTCTTCAGTTAGTTCACGATATAGAGAAGCTAATAATAATTCACCGGGATCAATCTTACCACCAGCTAGTCCCCAAGTGCCACTATACTTATTACCATCACGTAGTAAAAAAAGATATCTACCAGTTGATACGCTATAAATGAATGTGCCTACACCTTCTATAGCACTAGAGTCCATAGTCCGGCTTTGTATTCGCCCTCGTAGCTTTTGACCCACTGATTGATGTTCCATTTATATTGAATTCCCGTAGTAAGGTTACTTACATATTGTAGCGTCGGAGTAGCTTGGCTGTCAAATGATACAGTCCAATGTTGCCCATTGTATTGAATAATATCGTTAGCATTAGCAACTAAATCAGTGCCGTCTGTGCCTTGCCATAGTGCAGGACCATACCCAGCTGGATTATTTTCGCTGCCAATTGTACCTAAGATCAAATATCTGGTTCCAGCGGCAGGTTGTGTAATGCTAGTGGTTAGTGTACCACTAGATGGATTAATTATAGCATTAATTGGTGTTAACGTATTAGATGGTACTGTGTTAGGATTAACGTTAAAAATCAATAAGGTTGGGTCAGTGGGATGATAGCTAACATATCCAATAACTTCAGTGATTCCATCAGGCTGTGTTAATCTAACCTCGCTGATACCATTAGATAAGTTGCCATATATACCGACAAAGTTTTGCCAATCAGTAGGCGTGCCTACCTGCACAGGTGATGCGTCGATGGCTTCTCCGCCTATATCCCTAGGAGTTTCTATATTGGCATATTTCAATAATGTTAGCATACCATTAACCAACAGCACACCATATTGTAGCGGAGTGAAGTATTGACGTTTGCCCATTAATGCCGCATCGTCGAGAATAGAGTCATTCAAATCACCATTGGCATTATACATACTAGCAATAATTTTTTGTATAACACCTAATTTAGTAACACGTGCTGGTGGACTAATCCACACTGGCAATTTAAATGTAAGAGTAGCAACATCAATCGGATTGTCTGTACCGATTGGTACTGAACGACTAGTCCAATTCGGGCTGTCAAGGTAAACATAACTTAGACTAGTCCAATCAATATAATTGTCTGTGCTTTGTATTTCCATAGCAGGATTAAACAAGACCATTAGCTGTTCTAATAGCTGTAGTTTTTGTTTAGTATTACTAGTCCAAATGTCTAGTTTAAGTTCTAAGGTATAAGGCACAGGCATTGAACGTTCAATGGTAAATGCATTACCTTGACGATTTTCGTATTCTTGAGTATTTTCGTTATAATAACGCTCGCGAACCTGCACTTTACCAATGAATGTAGGATCTTGTATACGATCTTTATCGTAAGTGATATTATGTATGTAAACAGTCATAGCCGGTACAGTGGCCATAGTATTGGGCGATGTATTCTGCGTGATAATAGCTGCAACTTGCCTACTACCATCACCATAATATACTGGTACACGTTGAAGTGTTGTGCCAGCGGCACTATTTGCGACTCCAAATTCAACTTGAAATCCCGAAACCATACGAACAAACTGCGCTAAAAAGCGTTCAATCTGGCCGTCATAGAAAAAACTCTGACTAGCTACCATTATTCTGTTTCCATATCTCTTAATTTATTCATATAATCAACTATCTCATAAGTGGCAACTTCATCAGAATTAAAAAAATCAAATACTTTTAATAGATCATTGTAATATTCTTTATTACTTTCAAAAGTTTTATTTTTAAACACACTCTGATGTAGCATTTGTTTTTTAGATATTTTAAAAGTGCCTTGTGCTGTGCGGAATGACATAGCTACTCTTTTAGTTAATGCGTCTTGTGTTTTGTGTATAAGATCCCCACGCATGATCAGTAAATCCCCCTCAGCTAGTTCAGGAGAAAATTTAT